CCCCCGCGCCCCCCCCCACGCCCCACCCCTCCCCCGTCGCGCCAACCCTCCCCGCCGCCGCCCCCGCCACCAGCCCCGCCGCAGCCCCCGCCGCATTCCCCGCCGCAACCCTCGCCGCATCCCACGCCGCAGCCCTCGCCGCATCCCTCGCCCCATCCCTCGCCCCATCCTCCCTCGCCGCAGCCCACGCCGCAGCCGCTTTCTGGCGCGCGTCGTCTAGTGCTGGTTGCGCGGCGCGGGCGAGCGTGGCGTCGGAGATTCGCGCCAAGGCACCAAGCGCTTGCGCTTCTTTCTCTAAACCAGCGAGTCGCAGCCATGCTGGAGTCTGCACGCGGATGAGCCAATCGCAGGCCAGCCATGCGCGGGTTTCTTCGTCAGCCTTAGTCGTGGCAGTTCCAAGCACTTTCACGGCATAGGGGAGTAACCGTTGGCGGTCGGTGTCGTTCATCCCGTCGTTCCACGACCGACAGAATTGTGCGATGACCGGCGAGACGCACGCGGGATGATCGGTCCATCCGTTGACCAGATAGGCCGACAGCTCCATGACGCACATTGCCTTGGAGCCTTCGGGGTGTGCGCCAGCCGACAGCTTGAGGTTCTTCGGGGCCTTGCGGATAATCGTTACTGGCATACCGGCTCCAAGGTTGTTGTCAATTTCGCATCATTTCCTGTCCAGCACAAGCCCCAGCCGCCCACGGGTTTGCTTTCCAGTGAGGCATAGGCGAGTCGATCTACGGTCAGACAGACTGGCGCCTCCAGGTACTCCATTGGCAGGCCTAGCAGGTCGCTGGGCGCTCTCCGTTCCCCGGTATGGAGCAGAATCATGGCGTGCCCCTCCAAGGCTTCTAGCGCGTCACGGAGGGTCACAGGAAACTCATGGCGGCGACAATGGCGCAGCCCAAGAGGGCGAGACAGAGGTATTCAGCGCGGCGGCTCATGTCCAGATCCCGTACTTGTCGTGATTGGCGCGGCTGATGCGCTCCGATGCGGTTTCGGCATCGAAGTTGAGTAGCGGGTTGTCACGGTCGCTTGGCCCGTCGTAGTTCTCATCGTCCTCGCCGCATTTCGGACAGGTCCAGCCGTTCTCGGCTAGCCAATAGTGTTGGCCGCAGCTATGCACCTCGTCCGAGTTCTGGGCGCACTCTTCACAGATGCCGTCCAGTTCCTTGCCCTTGTCGGCCAAGGCATAGAAGCCGTGGTCGTGGTGGTGGCGGGGTTGCCCGCAGGCTTCACAGTAGAACACTCAGGCCTCCACAAGATCGTCAAGGTAAATGCCGTCCAAGGCATCGTCCTGCCACTCGTCGCCGGTAAACGCGGCGTAGGGAACCGTCTTGTACCCGTTCTCCTCGCACGGCAGCTCGCACCCCTTGGCAAGCCGGGTAATCTGCGTATCGAGTTTCCGGGCAGCGGCGTTGAGCCGCTTTTGCTCGGCCATCCAATCCCAAGCCCCCTCGCGCGGAACCTTCGTGCGCCGCAGGTTGGCTGCTAGCCGACGCTCGTAATACTCGCTGCCGGGCCCGATGTGTCCAGTCCAGACCGGCGAGAAGTCCCAGCGACGATCGGCCTTATGGCTCCAACTTGTCGCAGCCCGCATATCGTCTGGATTGATCTGGTCTGGCGTCCGCACGATCTTGACGATGCCGGAGGCCAGCAGGCCCGATTTCGTTTCCTTCGTCTTAGCGGGCACGCTTGCCGCCTTTCTTGCCCTTGCGGGTGTCTAAGAAGTGGGTGAGACAGCGCAGGTAGAGCTGGCCGATCTCTACAGAGACCAGGAGTTTCTGGCTTCTCGATCCCTTGGGCCGGATGGTCAGGTGGCTGGCGTAGAGCTGGACCACATAGCCGTCGCCAAGCCGGGAAGTCAGGTCGCGGATGGTGGGGCGGTAGTCGTTGGCTTTGGTCACGCCGACTCCAAGGCTGAGAGTTCCCGGACAATCTCCGCGCGCAGCCTGAGCGTTCTGGCTGTCAGCGGTATCCGGTTGTAATGCGCCAACAAGGCGCGGAGGGCTAGCAGGCGGTCGGTCACGGGTTGCCCGCCGGCAATTTCGCAAGCAGTGCGACACAGACTTCATACCAAAACGGGCTGGTCCGTGCGGCCCGAAGCCGATCAGCGGCCAGTGTAAGCGCCGGCCCCACCCCGTAGTCGCGCGCCATCTGGCCGGCGACGGCCTGCGGCGTGTTGCTCACGGGAACGACACCCAAACGATGCGGTAGTCGTGGCGGTCGGCGTAAAACTGGGCTTGGATAGTCGAGACGCGCAGGCCGCCCAGCAACGGGAATCGCCGCCCCTCGGCGTAGGTTGAGCAAGTACAGAACCCATCCCCCGCATAGTCCGCATACATGGTGTCCATCAGGTCACTCCAGTTGAGGTTCTACCTGTAGTCTCTAGCAGTAACCATGCCAGACACAGGAATGCGGGTTTGCGGGCGAACATTACAAAAGCTCGCCGCAACTTGCCTAGATTGTCAGCTCTCTTTTTGCACTTTGCCTCTGTTGACGCTGGGGCTATCTTTCTTCTATGGAACGACGCAAGCCCACCCCCAAGGAGCGGGAAGCTGCCCGCAAGCGAGAACGCTACGCCATGCACAAGAAGATGCCGTCGAAAGACCCCAAGAAACAGATGCGCCGCCAGCGCACCAAAGACGGGCGCTTGCTCTATGACGTCTACATTCAACGCCTGGCCGCTGAGGGGGAATACTGGGAAAAGGGCTCGCCACCCAACATTGTTCCGTTCCGCAACACGCTGATGGCCCGCCAACCAGCGCCAACTCGTTAGCTGGCTAACCAATGGAAAACCGTCAAGATATCCAATCCCCAGCAACGGCCTTGACTTTCGTTTCACGCTCTCACACCTTGCTTGACGCTCACCTTTGTCTTGAACGCGCTCGCTAGGGCGCGTGCTGTTACCCCCAGATCCCAACGCCAAAACGAAACCCCGAGCGAACGCGAGACCTCCTAAAAGGATCTTACTGTCTGTCTGGCCTTTCTCGGCCTGTAGAGATGGTCGCAACAGTCAACCGATGGCGCTGCAGGGCGCTAGGCGCGCCTGCAAGGCCGTGAGCGCCCGATCGGAGCGGGTTAGTAAGGCTGTGAGCTGGTATCGACCATCGTTGTGAAACAACGGACAAGCAATAGTCGCGGAGCGAGCGGTCGCCAGACCGCAATGGTTCGAGCTGGCGAGGTTGCGGACCCGGGCTTAGCCCCCCAGGCGCCGCTAAGACGAGCACGTACCCCCTTCTAATTTGCGTAGGATATTTTCCAAAGGGCGTTGACAGGAGCAGAACAGGGGATAGATTGGGGCATGAACGTACTAACGAAGTCGGCTTCGATGGCACTGGTGACGCTGACGGCGCTGATGTGGGCGGCGCTGGTCGAGCAATATTGCGAAAGCCAGAAAGCGAAGCGTAGGGCGACAGGAGGGCTCATGGCTTGGGCAGCGGTCGGCATGCTCTACGTGGTGCTGTTCGGCTGATGGCGACCAGCGCGAAGGCGTTGGCGAGGATCGGGAAGTCAAACCAGTTGGGGCCGGACTGGACGGAGGACTATGCCGAGTGGTTGGCGGTGCAGCCCCGGTTACCCAGCAAGCTGGAGAAGCAGGCCAAGGCGTCGTTGTTGAGCGGTTCACGGAAGCCGTTCGTGGAAATCCAGCAGTTGGAGAAGACGCAGGCTTTTCAGGCGATGGTGCAGGCCAGCATCCAACGACAGATGGCGGACGCGAAGGCAACACTGAGAGCGGCGACCCCGGAGTTCTTGGAAGGCCACCTGAAAATGTTTCGGCAGTCGCTCAAGGCCGATGATTACGTGAACAGCATCAAGTACACGCAGCCGATCGTGGATCGGGTCTGGGCGAAGGCGGAGGAAGGGAAAGCACCGGCAGCCGAGATCCATTTGCATTTCGGCGAAACGGGCTTTGCAGCGAAGTACCAGGAACCACTGAACACGGAATACGAGGTGATCGTGGAACCACCCGAGGTTGCCGGATGAACCAATAGCCGGGCTACGCTGGACCCCCGCACTAGATCAATGGCTGCTCGATACCTGTCGAGAGGCCAGACAAGCATCGAGACAACCCAACTGGCAAGCAATGGCGGTGGAATCCGGGAGAACCGTGGACGCCCTGCGCTACCGCGAAAGCCGACTCACCCGATTCGGTGACCAGATCAAGCCCCCATCAGTCCTCGGCAAGATCAAGTCGATCCCCAAAGACGTACACGACCTGCTCGACCTCCCGGCCAGACCGCTGGATGTGCCGAGACCAATGCGCCCCGAACTCCGAACCAACGGGTCCATCAAGACCGCCCTCGTCTTTACCGATACCCACGTCCCTTTTCAGGACCCCAAAGCATTGGCCGTCATCGAAGCCCTGATGGTGGACTGCCAACCCGACAAGCTCATCCACCTCGGGGACCTGCTGGACTGTTATGGAATCTCAAGGTTTTCTAAAGACCCTAATCGCCTCCACTCTCTCCAGCAGGAAATCGACCAAGCCCGCATTCTGCTGGCCCAGTGGCGGGACCTCGCCCCGCAAGCCGAGTGCTGGTTACTTGGTGGCAATCACGAGGACAGACTCCGCAAGACGATCTGGGAGCTGCCGGGCGGGGCAGCGGAACTCTCGCGCCTCACCGCCTTCCAAAAACACATTACCTGGCCGACGCTGTTGGGGTTGGAGGAGATGCACTGGACGTGGGTGCCGACTGAGGTGCAGAGCAAAACCCGCATCCTGCCGAAACTGATTACCAAGCACGGCAACGTCGTCCGCAAGTGGAGCGGCTGGTCCGGGCAGGGCGAATGGCTCAAGTACGGCAAGGGTGGCCTCTCAGGGCACTGTCACCGGATGGGGACGTATCTGCATCGGGACCAGAACGGGACGCAGAGCTGGGACGAATGCGGCTGTACCTGCGGCCTGGACCCGGATTACATGAGCGACCCGGACTGGCAACACGGTGCCCTGGTCGTGAGCTATACCGACGACTGGTATGCCATCGAACGGGTCTACATCGAATCGGGTCGTGCGAGGTGGCGCGGCACTGACTACACTTCTGCGTAATGCGCTTTCCTCCGTTGCCAAGCGAAATCCACGGCCTCGCCGGGCCGATCAAGATTGACCGGCCATTGGTCGTGGACCCCAAGAACCCGAAAAACATCGGCCTCTGGCTGGGCGACGAACGGCGCATCCTCATCAAGGCCACGCTGGGCCGCGAACCGGCATGGCTCACCCTGCTGCATGAACTGGGACACGCGAGCTTGCAGGAGGCCGGGATCATGGATCTGAGCTACCGGCGAGAAGAACAGATCGTCGATGCGATCGCGAGTGGAATGCTGCACGTGGTCCGACTGCTGGTGAACCGTGGCTGACATCAGCTTTACCCCCGGTGACGCGAAGTGGAAGGAACTGCGGGCGCTCTCGCTCAATGACCTCTACTGGTTCGCGGGCATCGTCCTCAAACTCGGGGACGCGGTCGGCATGACCGATGGCCTGCACCGACTGATGTGCAAGGTGGTCGAACGCAAGACCGGCGTGGACCGCCTCGACTCCGCCCCGTTTCGTATCATCCTCATGCCGCGCGGAACGGGCAAGTCCAGCATCATCACCCAAGCGCGCACGATCCAGCGCATCTGCGCCGATCCTAATACCTCGATCCTGTTGGCCAACGAACGGCTCGAAAACGCCTCGGCCTTCTTGAGTGCCATCAAGAAACACTTCGAGCAGAACCAAATGCTCAGGGCCTTGTTCCCCGAGGTCATCCCGCCCGATTTCAACAAGACCACCTGGAGTGATACCAAGATCGTCGTCCCCAGAACCACCGGACGACAGGAACCGACCATCTTCTGCATCGGCGCCGGGGGAACGGTCACGGGGATGCACCCGGATTGCATTGTCCCCGACGACATCATTTCGCGCGAAGCGACCGAAAACGCCAGACGCGGGGATGGCAACCTGACCGAACAAGGCGTCCGCTGGCTGGCGCAGTTGATCCCGCTCCTCAACTCCGGCTACGAACCGTTTCCTGAGGTCGTCATGCCGGGGACAAGATGGCATCGGGGCGACGTCTACGAGCGAGCCGAGGAAATCTGGGGCTACGGACAAGAACGCGAGACCTTTCTCCTCAGCATCAAGACGCCGGACGGACAGACGCAAGCCGTCCCCGTGCATCGCCGGGGCGACGTGGTGATCTTCTCGCGGAAGGCCGTGGAGAACGGGAAAGCCACATGGCCGGAACGCCGGGGCTATGACGTGGAATCGCTGGCGAAACTGCGGCTGATGGACCCCGAACTCTACGCCAGCAGCTACCAGAACGATCCCTCCGATGACGTGACCTCCACGTTCAAGGAGGGCTGGATTCAATACTACGACTGGGCCAACCCCGGCGAAATCAGCTTTAGCGGGGCCGACTTGAAGCCCGAGGCCCACCTGCTGGCCGACCTCGACAAGATGCTGCTGGTCGATCCGGGCGGCTTTGCCACGGCCAAGGGCAGCGACCGGATGCGCGGGGCGATTCTGGTTACCGGCTCAACCCTGACCGACACCCCCGTGCATTGCCTGCTGGAAGCCTATTCCGATCAAGTCCCCTTCATGGTCTTGGCCGAGAAGATCATCGCCCTGGCGAGCCAATACAGCCCCCGAAAGGTCTATGTCGAGGAGCAAGCCCAGCAGGCGGCTTTTCTGGAATTGGTCAGGCGTCTTGCGAGGGAGCGTGGCGTTTCGCTACCTTTGGAACGGATCACCACCAAGAACAAGGTCAAGGAAGCGCGGATCTTGCACTTGGAGCCCTATTTCCAGCGGGGCCTGATTCGATTCGGCAAGGGACCCGGCTTCCACGAGTTGCGGGAACAGTACCGCGCGTTTCCAAGAGGGCACCGGGTGGACTTGCTGGATGCACTGGCCTACGGTCCGCAAGTCTGGCGGCAGCCGAGCCGAAGTGGACCGGGCCAGAGCGCCAGACAGCGACAGGAACTGCTGGCCTACCAGCAACGCCGGGGGCTGGCACCACGATGACAGGGCCACCCGAATCATGGCCGGGTGTGAAAGGCGTCGGGCCGATCCACGCCACCCTGCACTAAGGAGTACCACATGGATACCCTGATTGGGCTCGTCGTCTTTGGCGTCATCGTCTGGTTCTGTTTCTGGATCATCGGCAAGGCGTTTCCCGCCGAAATCCAGGTCCCGGCCAAGGTCGTGGTCGGCGTGCTCGCCCTGCTGGTGTTGTTCGGTGCGCTGACCGGACGTGTCGCCCTTCCCGTGTTCACTCGCTAGGAGATTCTCATGATTGGTCAGGTCTACGAATGGCTCGCCGTGTTCACAACACTGGACGAGGATGGCGATGAGAAGTCAAGCGAGATCGTCGGCTCCGGAAGGCTGCTTGCAAAGTCCCGTGACGTGGCGCTCTTTGCCGCCGCCCGCGCGATTGACCCGAAGTACGCCGCCACCCCGGAACAGGTCGAGATGATCGTGCTGCCCGTGACCGAGCAGCGGCGACCCCTCAACCAGATGCCCTATGTTCTGAACGCCAACAATAGCACCGTCAGCGCCACCCGGACCGCCGGATGGACGAACCTCAGTCAACTACAGGGGTCGCTCACATGAAGAACAACCAGACCGGCAATCTCAGTAGCTGCGGCGCCAATTACCAGCACAGTGGCCTTGAGAACCTGCGCGCCAACGAAACCGACGAGCACGCCCCGATCATCAGCGGCACCGGTCCGGCGACGGATCGCATCGCGGCCAAGTACCAGACCGATGGCCTGACGAACATGCGGGCTGATGAGAAGGACGTACATGCTGGGATCATCGGCGTGAGTCAGGGCAAGGGCACGCCCTACAAGCCCGGTCCCGTCGATTCCTTCAATGGCGCTGCTGTCCGATGACCGTTTGCACGCTGCCCGGATACACGCACCTCGTGACCCTTGATGGAGTTCACTGGGGTACGGCCACCTACTGGTCCCTCACGAAAGGCACCCCATGAGTCGCCCTGTCAAGAACCTCCGTTTCATGGGTCGCGCCGCGAACGAAGGCCCCACAGCGGGAATGCCCAGCACGAAGTCGGCCTCCGCCTACGGCGGCATCAAGAAGGGCACCGGACGCGAGAAGCCCGGCAACGGCAAGTACGAGATCCAGACCACCCCAGCGTTTACCCGCGCCTCGGCTATACTGAACAAGTACGCTGGGCATTAGTCGGTGGACGCAGTACGCTGGACCGGGGAAAGCGATAGTACCGCGCTCGCGCGCTACCTCTTCTACGAGATCACGCGAGCCGTCAACGCACGTCAGCCGCTGGAACAGTTCTGGCGCAAGATGCTGGAGCAGTACCGCGCCCCTGCCGCCCAGGCCGTCCGCGATTTTCCGTGGGTCGGGGCCGCGAACAACGTCCTCCCCGTCACCGGCACCGATGTAGACCAGTTCTACGCCAAGTTCATGCAGTCGATTCACGCCGATCCCGATCTCTGGGTCGTGCAGGCCATGAACCCCGACTGGCAATCCGCCGCCAAGCCCCTCCAGGACTTCCTCTCCGCGCTCGACCGCACCACGCTCAAGATGTACCGCGTCAACAAGCGCGCTGTCCTGGAAATGGTCAAGCTCGGGACGTGCATCTACGAGCATGGCTGGCTCTACGAGAAGCGCCCGGTCAACACCTATGACGCTGATGGACGAGTGATTCAGGTCGATAAGATCGTCTCCCGTCCGTTTGTCGATCATATCCGGTTGGTGGATTTCCTCATTCCCCCCGATTACTACAGCATCGACCCGGACGAGCAGTTCGGCGCGCCGTGGGTGGCGAAGCGGATCTACCTCACGAAAGAACAGCTCCTGCAAGCCGCCACCACGACCGCCCCGAACCTGCCCAACATTGGGTTGAGTCAAGCCCTGAAGGTGATTGCCTTCGAGCGCCAGCAGCAATCGCAGTACGATGAGAAGGTCCAGCAGCAGTCCTACATCCCGAGAGCCCAAGCCCAGCGAGACGTGAACTTCGACCGCAGCAGCGACCCCAATGACGGCAATCCTACGGGGTCCGTGGGTCCGTGGCGCCGGAAGGTCGAACTCTGGGAAGTGCATGTGCGCTGGGCGCACGGCCAGACCAACCCCGACGAAGGTTCTCCAACACCGAACCCTGGTCCGGTGAATACCAGTCCGAGTGATTTGGTGGTGCTGTTCCATGTGCCGACCCAATCCATTATTCGGGCCAACTACAACCCGTATCTCCACGGCAAGCGACCGTTTGAGGTGTCCCGGTTCTTCCCGACCGAGGGCTTCTATGGGCTAGGGGTCTGCGAGCAGGATGAGGTGTTCCAGCGGTTGCAGAGCGATTTCTTCAACAACCTCTGCGATAACGTCACCATCGGGAACGCGCCGATGATGGGGGCGAAGGCCGGGACCAACATTGCGCCGGGCGAACCGATCTTTCCGGGGAGGTTCTTGGTTACCGATGGCAACCCCAAGGAAGAACTGTTCCCAATGCAATTCGGCGCTGGGGCCTACCCCGGACTCGACGGCATTATCGGTATGGTACAGCAGGAGCGGATGCGGCGGAACGGTGTCGGTGACTTGCAGCTCGGCAACATCAGCGGACTCCCCGGGAGGACCCCCGCAACCTCTGTGCAGGCTCTGCTGGCTGAGGGCAATAAACGCCCTGATCTCACGCTCAAGGACATGCGGTACGAAGGCCTCAGCGTCATCGGCCTCCGACTGATCCAGCTCTGCCAGCAATACATCGGCAGCCCCGTGGATCTCGGCGGGAAACGCTACCTCCAGATGGCCTTGGATACCCTCGGTCCCCTTGAGGGCGGACATGCCGTAGCGAAGTTGCAAACCCCGCTGGAGAACGCCGAACTCGGCCTCGGCGTCGAGATTTCTGCGGCCTCAGCCACGGCGAACAAGGACATGCAGCGCCAGCAACTGACCGCCCTCTTGACGCTTTCGACCCAAATCACCCCGCAGCTCGTGCAGTTGGCGCAAGCCGCCATGCAGGGTGCTGGGACTCCGGTCGGGGATATTGCGCTCGCGGGCCTCAACTCCACCCTCAAATTGCAGGAACGGGTGTATGAGCAGTATGACCTCCACGACGCTGAGGAACTGGTCCCAGCGCCTATTGGACCGCTGGCGCCGCCAGCCCCGCCCCAGCCGGGAATTGGCTCAGGTGGACCTCAGCCTGGAGCAGGCCCAGCAGGTGGTGGACCTCAGCCAGCTCCCGGCGTGGCAACCCTACCTCTTGGCACTGCGGACATTGTCAAATCAACGGGCCTCGGTGGTATGTAGCGGGGCCTGCAAGACGATTGAGGAATACCATAGTCTTACGGGAGAACTCCGCGCCTTCGACCTGATGGCGACGCTCCCCGAACGCCTCTCCCTCGCCATTGACGAGAGAAAGAGACAAGATGCCCGACGTACAACCGGACCCAACAGCGCCGACCGTCTCGCCTACGGCAACCCCTATCACCGCAACCAGTACACCACCTGAATGGCGAGTCCCCGAGACCGACCCACGCCCGTGGGCACGCGGCAAGACAGCGACCGAACTCCTGACGCTCTCCGACCAGTTGGTGACCGGATTGCAGCAAGTCGCCACGAGCCAGTACCAGCCACCGTATTCGCCGCCACCCGCACCTGTCTCCAGTGGCGTGAACTGGCAAGACCTCAAGGATGACGACGTGGTGGATGGCAAGACCATCAAGCACCTCGCCACCCAGTTTCAGGCCGCCATTGCCAACCCGAATCAGGGCAGCGCGGGACAGGTCGCACGGCTCAACTACGAGAGCGTCAAGCGCGATCCGAGCCGCGCAGACATCTTCCAGAAATACGAGCCCGAGATTCTTCGGGAACTGGCCGGACTTCAGCCTGCGGCGTGGACCCTTGACAACCTCGGGATAGTTGCTGATGTTATAGCCAGTCGCCACGTCCGCGAGATCGCCAAGAAGATGGCGGAAACGGAAATGGCGAATATGCAGGGACTGCCAATCCGGGGCAACGGCCTGGGATCGGCAAGCGTTTCGATGGAGAGCGACGGGCTCCCCACCAACTGGCAAGACATCCTTCAAAAGAAGAATGTCTCGCTGGAACAGGTGAGGGGCTTTTGTGCTTCTCAGGGCTGGTCCATCAAGAAATGGTTTGAGGAAGAGGGCAAGATGCACGTGGTGGCCGGATGAAGCGCCCGCTCATTGACTCAGGCCCCGTCTCGGAGTTCGGGGAAGCCGACGCAAGTTACGTGGTCGGAGATCGCGGCGTGGATTTCACCGAGGACATGACCTACGTCCCCGGCTTCTCCGACCAACGCAGGCAGCGGGACATTGAACTCGGCGAGTACGGCGCAGGCACCAGGGCCTCCGGGGATGTATCGAAGCTCGATGCGAATGTCTACTGGGCGCGCCGGACCTCGATTGGCGGAACAACCGACGCCCGGAAGCTGATGGGCGCCAAGAACGCGGGATACCGGCCTGTCCGGTCGGGGGACGTAGGGAAGCCGTGGTTGCGGGAACTCGGGGTTGGGTGGCAGGTGCAACCCGATGGCTCGATCATCAACCCGGCAGGCGACGGCCAGTTGTTCGTCTTGGAAGGACAGGCTGCCGCGAATCGCGCGGCCAGCAAGACGAAGAAATGGCTCGACCAGAGCGGCAGCGTCCAGATGGCGCCCGTACCAGTCGCCGAACAGAAGGGCGAGCCTAGGGGACGGGCCATCACGATGGACGACGGGTCCAGCATTGTGGACCACGCGAAGGCGAAGGGCACGAGCGAGTAGGTCTTTTTTTCACTTCACAGGCGAGTGAGTAACCACTCGCAGCAGGGGGCATCATGGCACTCGGTATGGTTGAGGGGCGCGGGAAGTGGACCCACCGCGAGTTCACCACTACGTCCACGGCAACGTTCGTCAAGGGCTGTGCCGTCACCATTGCCGCGACCGGCAATACCCTCTCCGAATACAGCGGCGGCGGACCGGGATTCCTCGGCATCGCCCTCGGGAACTCGGTCAACTCCCTGCCCGCCTCCAAGGTGCAGGTGGCGATCCCTAACGGGCCGGAATGCACGGCCTACGTGGATGTGCCCACCGGACTCGTCGCCAGCAAGTTCTCCATCGGCTGGGCGTTCGGGCTCTACAAGGTCGGCAACTTCATGAGCTACCTGACGACCGCGTACACCTCGGACGTTTCGACGCCCTTGCAGGTGGTGGGTCCCTGCGACTCGACGCTCTCGCGGATCGAAGTCGCCTTCATCACGAAGGACACCCTCTATGGGTCTGCGGCCTCGCAGATCCTCCTCTAACGGGAGCCTGAACCATGATTACCAGAGCACAGTTCCTGGCCCTGCTGGAGCCGAAGCTGTCCAACGTGTGGATGGAGGCGTTCCCGCAGCGCGCCCTCGAATGGGCGTCGCTCCTGAACACCCGCACCGCTTCCAAGGCCGTCATCACCGACCACAAGCTGACCGGCTTCGGCGCCCTCATCAAGAAGGCGGAGGGCGAGCCCATCGTCTACCAGGACCCGATCGACGGCACCAACAAGACCTACACCCCCGTTCGCTTCGGCACCGGCTACAAGATCACGCAGGAGATGGTGGATCACGAACTCTACGGGCAGGTGGTCAAGTTCGAGACCGACCTCATGGGCGCCGCCATCGACGGGCAGGAAACCATTGCCGCCAACATCTGGAACGGTGCGTTTGGCACCACAGATGCCGATGGCTACTCCAGCACCGGGTTTGACACCCTCCAGCTCTGCTCGACCGCGCATACCCGGTTGGACGGCGGCACGAATATCGCCAACCGCCCGGCCTCCGATGGCGACCTCTCGCTCACGGGTGTGCAGAACGCCGTGATTGCGTTCGAGAACCTGAAGTCTGATCGTGGCCGTACGCAGGTGATTCGCCCGATCCGGCTGGTCATCAGCCCGGAGGATCGCTTCACCGCGCGCGAGATCCTGAACAGCGAATACAAGCCCGGCACGGCGAACAACGAAGTCAACGCCTTGCAGGACGACGGGATCAGCTACTTCGTCTCCCACTACAAGACCGACAATAACAGTTGGTTCCTGCTGGGCGACAAGCACGACCTGAACTACATCTGGGACGTAAAGCCCCGGACCGCGACCTCGACCGGCGACAATGGCGAGGGCTTCGACGCCGAAATCACCAGCCGGAAGGTGATTCAGGGCATGATCGTCGGCTTCGGTGAGTGGCGCGGCGTGTTCGGCAGCAACGGCCACTAACCAGTCAAGGGGGTAACACATGGCTGGGAATCAGATACAGAACCTCGGCAGCAATGCCGGGGTCGGACCGGGGGCCAGTTCGACCTACTTCACCCAGTTGGCGGTGGGGTCGGGACACTCGCTGGGCGGTGGCGACTATCCGGATGGCACCGCCATG